CATCCGGCCGTGTCTTAAAATCGCCACCCCACTTGAGGCCGTATTTTTTAGCGAGCGCACGGATCATAGGTATTTTCTCAGCTGGGAAAGTGCCAGCCTTGCCGAGAGGATGCTTTGTAGCATTGAGATCGATAGCCGTGCCGGATGAGTGACAAGAGAGCTTAGTCGGGTTGCCTCTAACCATCCTGTAGGCATACCCCCAATCGTCAAAAGTGCCCTCGTCTATCGGCTCAATTAGCTCGTGAAACTCAGCCGCAAAAGCGGCCAAGAGTGGGCCCACACTCTCGGCACACCTTAGTTTACGATCCGTACCCCTTACCGGGTAGGACTTTATTTTTATCTCTGCCGCATCTTTAGAAGCCGGGTAGCCGTTATAACTCGTCTCCATTAGGAAAGTAAGAGGCGAGCCTCATCCTCGGTAATACCCAATTTAACTAATAACGCATCCTTTTGAGCAGCTACAGCGGCTCTTTCATCCTCTAAACGTTTTGCCTCGATCTTGTCTAACTCATATTGTGCATACTCGGCCTCGTTAAATTCGCGCCGTGTCTCGCCCTCTTGAGTAAATAGTTTTTCGCTCATGCTATCCCCTTAGTTTTGGTAGCCGTACACAAAGTACGATCCGGTAATTGTCGCTCCACCACTTGTTAAAAATGAAAAAGAGTCAAATTGAGAGGTGGAATTCATCCACGCGCCTAAAGAATAAGCTGCAAAAGCATCCATCCCAGAGTTATAACCGAAACCAGTACCCATAATTTGTTTTTTGGCCGCAGCTTGTGGAGATGTAAAATCAAGAGATAGACCAAGAGTGCCCGGTGTACCGGTTGCATTGTGTGCAAAAGTAAAGAAAGTGCCGCCGTTAATATTTGTTTGTGTTTGAGCACTACCATCTACGCGCGATATTGTAAGCGCGCTGTAGTGAGTAGATCCTGAGTTATCTGTACCGCTTGCACGATAACGGCAATTTATCGCAGTGTTAGCAGATGATGATGAGACGATAAAAATGACTTTGTAGTTTGTATAAGTAGAGCTAAAAGTGCTGTTAGGTAGAGATACGCTAGAGACTGCCGAGAAAGTAGCGCTAGTAATTAGTGTTAAACCGCTAGCCGCTGCCGCTGGGGTTGCCCATGCTAAGCCTGTAGCAGCTGTTGAGTCTGCGGTTAAAATTTGTCCATTAGTACCGACCGCTAAACGTGCCGGAGTATCGTTAGCCGTAGCTGCGATTAAATCGCCTTTAGCATCCACGATAGAATTTTGGATAGCGTTAGCGTCATCTGTAGTAACCCATGTAAAATCAAGATCGGTATTAGTATTTTTGCTTAATACCTGTCCTGTAGTGCCGCCTTTAAGATCGAGTAAAGAGGCATCGATCGAGTCACCTAGTGCCTCAATAGCCGTAGCTCCATCTTTTACTAGATCGGTACTTGTAGGCACCGGCCAGCCAAAATTAGGGGTAGTAGTTGCCATTACGTTAGTCCTCCTATTGCATTTTCCCATTCAAGCGTAGCATTTACGCCGGTCCAAATCAGGTTAGACGGGCTTACTGTGTCCCATTGTGGCGCGACTAGAGAAAAGTCTGTAGGGCTTAAGGTAAGAGTTAAATCAACATAAGCAGGCGTAGCTCTGATAGCGAAACCCTCTACAAAGCCGTTAAAAGATCCATTAAACATATTAATCGGCAGATCGTTAATAATCATGGGCTGACCAAAAAATACGTCTATCAGCTTATTACGCTCGGCATCTGGCAGATTGGTGTTATCTAATCTAAAGGTAAGGCTTTGTAGTTGCTCTCTAGGGATAGCGCGTAGGCCAAGCTCTCTAGTCATTACGGTATTAACATCGGCCAAATTGTGCAGGTTAGAGGTAACGTTACGCTGGTACCTGCCGTAATTGGCTATTGAGTCTGCATCTACAGCCGTGGCCGTATTATTGTAATTATTACCATAATTAAATACTAGGGAATTACGGATCTTGCCTATCTGTAAAATCGTTTTAATACTTGAGGGAGTAGCGTAATTGGCCGAGATAGTCGTATAGCCGTTAGTGGATAGGTAGGTCGTACGGTGATCTGCATCGGCATAAGAGACTCGTCCGGCTTTATCCTCGTAGAGCTGGCCGAGAGCGCTTTGTGCAATTTGAGCGCATAGGTTGTAGCTGCTAGCCGGATCGGCCGATCTTGAGATCATCTCGTATAGTCCAGGCTGATCTATCTCGCCCAGTCCTACGTTTTCTGCATCGGCCCACGTTGTCGCAGGGTCGTAATTAAACCATTGTAAAGCTGGGGCTACCTCAAACCAAGAGTTAATAAGTAGCTCGTTTAGTATGTCGTATATCTGATTACCATCCTCATCCTTAGCCAAGGCATCGGGAAAAAGGGCTTTAGTTAATTTAGCCAAGGATCCTACGGCCAATATATTACCGATTGTTACAAAACCTATATCCTCGGGAGAGCGTACGGATATACCAAAATCTGACACCGTGCCGCCAAATACAGGTACGTAAGTGCCTGAGCTGTTTTTTAACTCAAGGGTTAAACTATCTGTAACGTCAATATCAAAAGGCAGGTTATTAGTATTTACGATATCTAAACGCGCATAGCCGGCGTTGCATTGTAGATCTATATCATCTCGCCCGGTTGCCATTGTCACGCTAAGTACGTTGTCGTAGACGGTCGTACCTACAATAATTTTCCACTCCGGTAGCCATGTCATGAGACATAAACTCCAGAGTTTCGATTAGTGGACGTGCCTCTATCTGTAGATTGATTGAATACGTTTTCTACAGCTCTTGCTATGGCCTCAGGATCGCCTATACCTGCTTCGATTTTAATATCTACGTAAGTAACAGAGCCTCCACCGTAGCCCATATCGGAGCCCGGAAAACCGCTAGAAGCATAAGCCCCAGCGCGGCCAGAGCCGCCGGTTACGCCACCCGTGCCGGGCACAATAGGTACGAAACTGCCTTTAGCAAGGGCCTCGTTTATCTCGGTGGCTGTAGGGAAACCTTTAGGACTAGCATTTGGATCACTTAAAATAGGGTTAGCGTGAGATGCCATAGGCCCACCACCAAAGCCATTAATTCTACTTAGTAAAGCTAAAGCCTCAGTTAGGTTAGATATATTAATAAGATCCTTAGGGAGTATGCCCTTGAGGATCGTTTCTATTTCAGTAAGTTTAATTTTTTGATTAGTCAAAACGCCTAATACTTTGAGATCACCATTGAGTTTATTAGTTGCAGCCGTGATAGCCGCTACGTCTTGGCTAGCGATAGCCTTGTCAAGGTCGAGAATAGATTGCTTAACCTGTAAACGTGCAAGGTCATTAGTAATTTGTAGTAGCTGGGCTTGATTAGTTACCTTGCTTAATTGTTGCGTTTGATTTAACTCAGCTGCCTGTAACCCGATCTTTTCAAGGTCAAAAACCTCGTCTGCCTTACCTAAAGCTAGGTTAGCCTTGTCGATGGCTGCCTTGAGTTGCTTAGCCTTAAGCTGCTTTAATTCCTCAGCCGTTAGTTTTTTGCTTGACTTAAGCGTTGCAGCTGTGTATCGAGCCTCTAACTCTGCAAGATGAGCTAAGCCCTCAGCCGGGTTATTGGCTGAGCCTCTATTAGCTGCCTCAAATAATTTAAGCGCTAGTCCTATATTTGTAAACTGAAAGAATTTATCTAATTGTGTAATAGCACCGAGTCCGGGAATACTTGGTATTTTTTGTAGTGCTTCTATCATTAAGCCAATACCTTGTATAACTCCAGAGATTTTAGTAGCTAAGTTTTCCATATCTGTCGCTAGGCTATCGATACTCTTGTCATCGCCTAAGCCTTTAAGCGCGTTGATTAAGCCTTGGCCGATAATTTCCTGAGCGTTAGCAGATGCCACCGATAATTTATCCATCGAGCCTTGAAAGGTATTAGCAGAAGCGGTAGCTGATCCAGCAAAGGTTTTAGATAACTCGGCTGTAATCTCCTCAAATGATTTAGTTTTGAGATCGGCTTTAGATATGCCTACGCC